GCCCAAGCACTAGGAGTAACTCCCAAGCCTAGATTGCCTGCGGAGTCGAGGCGCATAAACTCAGTAAGACCAGCAACAGTACTTGAATCAGCACCGCCTTTGAAAACAATAGAACCGCCATTATTACCAACAGCGGCATCAAAGACTCCTGAGTTTGTTCGGCTGAACATGACATACGATTCTGTTGTCGGTGATGCCAATGTCAATCGTGCGTCACTCGCAGGGCTACTTGTACCAATACCAACATTGCCAGTAGTAGTCAGGGTAGTAAACGCACCTGTAGAGGCTGTTGTAGAGCCAATAGGCCCATTAAACGAGTCACCAACAGCACCTGTCTGAAAGTCTTTCAGTTGAGCCATTAACTCACGGATAGCATCGTTGACATTGCTTGGAGCCATGCCCTCCCCGATAAAGATCGAGTCAATATCGGTATTACTAGCAGGGGTTGCACTAAATTCACTAATCTTTGTACGGGCCATTTTTATTCCTTAGGTTGATTTGCTTGATAAAGCAGATTGAACATTGTTGGATAGTCTAATTCAGGAAGTCTGTTTTGCACATCAAGCAGACCTTTGCTTACTCGACCTGCGCCATAGGCAGCCTCACCCATCAAACGAGGAGATGAGGTAGCTAAAGACAGGGGAATCATTGGGCTACCAAATGCACTACCAGCCAATAAAGCAGTAGGGATAGAGGAAGCACCTTGCAGACCACGAGGCGCATAGTTGCTTAATGCTTGGCCCGCTAAAGCTGGCATCATCTGGCGACCACCAACTTCTTCAAGTTCTTTAGCAAGATTCAATCGTTGACCATAGTTAGTATTAACATTGTCACGCATCAAAGATTGCAATTTACGCATTGCTGTATCTGCTGTTGCTTTGTTACCCAAAGACAAAGCCTTTTCAATTTCACGAATCGTATCTGTTGCATCAGAATAAGATTTCATTGTCTTTGAATAAGTTGGTGCTTGTTTAGCAATCTCAGATTTAACTCCGTTATAAACTTGGTTTACTAAAGTTAAAGCAGTCTTTTGCTCATAAGGTATTTTTTCAAGAATCCCACCAATTTGCTGTTTTAAAGCATCCAATCCTTCTGGAGTATGAAACTCAGCAGGGTCTAGATTTTTCCAATTATTAACTTTTGTTTGTGCTTCTGTTAATTTTTCAAAAGCAAAATCATCTTTAACTTGACCTTTAAACGAAACTTCATTTAAGGATTGATTAACAGCATCATCAACACCTTTAAAAGAAAGAATGGTTTTATCTCCCTTGATGTTTTTCATTCCTTCATTGTAAATACGCCTTCTTTCCGTTGCCATTTTTGCTAGGTTTTGTTTCGCAGCATCAAGAACTTCTAACTGTGGAACTTCACCACGCAAGTTAGATCGGAACATTTCACCAGTTTCACCACCAGCACGACCCGCTTGATAAGCCTGACCAATAGCTTCTGAACCTACACCAGTTTGCATACCAAGCAAAGGCTTTAAAGCCTTACCAGCAACATCGGTAGTTTTACCAATGGCTTTAGCAGATAGCATCAATGGGTCAACAGCACGAGCCGCAGCAGACAATGCAGGGGCAGCCCTTGTAGGCAATGTAGCACCAGCAGTCAACACAGTAGATAGGTCTGCCATTACTCCAGCAGGGTCAGTAGCTATTGCTCGTTTAGCACCTTCTACGCTACCATAACGCTGAACGTAGTGTTGACCAACTTTAGAGGCCAATTCACGGCTAGGCTTATCCTCGCCAATCATTTGCACTAGTTTTTCTGGAAGTACGTTTTGCAGTACGCCAGCACCAAGGTCTAAAACTGTTTTAGCAGTTTGAACAGGGCTTGTAACTGCTTGATAAATATCACCAAGCATTGAGCCAACAGAACTAGGGAAGTTGGTAACAGCACCAGTTAAAACTTGCTCTGTGGATAGTTTTTGTCCACCAGCAACACGATCTAAACCTGTGACTTGTTTTCCTGCAAAGTCTTTTGCAATACGAGCAAGAACATCGTCTTTAGATAAACTCTCTGGAGCATCTCTGTAGACATGAGAACTACCATCATTGAAGGTTACTGTAATGTCAGCCATTATTGAGGCCCCCATGAACTAGATGTTGTTTGTTGCTTCTTTTTGGGAGGACTAATGTCCTTCAATAAGCCAAGACCAAATGTTTTATCTAAGTTTTGCAATGCTGTTACGTTAGCCTCATAGCTAAGTTTGGGGTCTGTAGCAGCCTTCAAATACATTTGCATTTCAGCATTTGAGTTCATCTGAGATGCAGACATTCCTGTTGCTTCTTTGATTAGGTTCAACAACAAAGGTCTTGTTTGTTCAATAATTTGACGTTGTTCTTGGTTTTTAGTTCCAAGAGCACTACCCATGAATTGACCGACTGCTGACGTACCCATTTTTGCACCGATGTTCTCACGGCCACCAGCCGTTGTACTAGTAATTCCACCACCTTCATAAAGTGTGTCGTAACTATTTTTAAGTTGGCTAACAACATCAGACAATTGTTTTTTAGCTTCTGATTTAACATCAGCTTTTTCTTGTGCTTTTTCTTGTTTCTGACTGATATTAAATTCAGCAGTCATTTTTTGAATGGCTTGAGTACCCAAAGCAATTTGATTTGCAAGTGTTCTTGCTTGAGCAGATTGCTCTAATCCTTGCCTCTTAAATTCATTCATTTGCTCTTGTTGGGCTTTTAGATTAGCTTGTGCAGCATCTCTGTCTTGCACTCTTTGAGCCATAGCAGTAAGTTCAGAGAATCGTTTGTCAGCAACATCAGGGTCTAAACGACCAGACGACCAACTCTTAGCATATTGTTGAGCAAGTGTTTGAACATTCTTAGGAATGGTATCGTCTTGCGTAAATACCAAGAAAGGATTGTCTTCTGGTTTTTGTTCAACACCAATACCTGCCCTACGCAGTTTAGGCATTAGATCAGCCATTTGTACCAAAGCAGCTTGACCTTGTTGAGAGCCAATCAATTGATTAACAACATCTTGAGTCAGTCCCATGCCTTTAGGTTGTGGCTGATTAGGGCCAGCAATCTCTTGACCAAACATATTAGTCAAAGGAGTTTCTGCAAATACTTCTGGGCCAGTAGCCTTTCTAACAATTTGTTGGACTCGCTGTTGTTCAGCCAATGCTAATTGCTCTTGCTGACGCTTACGCAACATATCTTGAATCTGAGCATTTTGCAGTTGTTGTTGCAGACTTCCTTGCATGGCTTGACGATAAGCCTGTTGACCTTGCTGAAGCCCCTCAACAATAGACGCACCACCTCTGCCACCTTGGAATAGGCGACCTGCTAATGCGTAGAGTGCTTGGGCTTGAGCTTCGTCACGGCTACGACCAATATCCTCTGGAGACATCCCCAGAAGACCCATTGTGTCAGCACCGCTAGTGCCAAAAATATCTAATAGTCCTGCCATGATTTAATCCTTAGAAATCCAACCAACCAGTTGGAGATGTAGCAGCATATTGAGTAGCGGTGTTATAAGCATTAGGAGCACCGCCACCGCCAGTTAGCCAGTTACCAATGTTTGACAAACCTTGTGTTCCACCTAAAGTTTTGTAGATACCTGCCGCAGTAGCCGCACCACCTAATAGGTTTTGCCAACCAGAGGGTTGAGCAGCAGTCGTACCACCTTGTTGCGCTCTACCCAATGGATTGCCGTAAACGCCAGACAAGAAGTTAGCCAAGTTTTGCTGTGGCTGAGTTTGTTGAAAATTAAACTTAGCAATATCAGCTTGTTGCTGTGCGCCTGTGTAGCCTTCACGCATCTGACCAGCTTTGAGCATATTCTGAATATCAGCGTAGTCAGCCTGAGCCATTGAAGGTGCAGCCATCGTAGCCGCTTGTTGACGACCACGCTCTGCTTCGTAGTTCTGATAAGCCAAGCCACCAGCAGTATCAGCCAAAGTCTTAGCAAACTGACCACTAGCACCTTGTTGCATGGTAGACATAGCACCAGAGCCGTAACGACCTGCCTTAGAAGCCGCAGAACCAATGTTACCTAATGATTCCTTAAACTTAGACTCAGCCGCTTGTGCCGCAGGGTTAAACGCACCCTGAAAGAAAGGATTTCCTTGTAAGTAACCACCTTGGATGGTGTTTTGCAGTTGGCTCTGAGCCGCACCAGTTAAGGGGCTACCCTGAGAGGCACGTTGCTCTAAAGCCTGTAATCCAGTTTGCGTTTGCTGTGATGGGCTTACATAAGTCTGACCACCATAGTACTGAGGCCCACCACCTTGATATAGCTTTTGGGCTTCTTGCAAACCATAAGACAGGTAAGGCTGAATTGTTGGGTCAATGTTTGAGGTAGTTGCCATAGTAGGACTCGCAGTCGTAGTAGGTGTTGGTGTAGGCGCAGGTGCTGGCGTAGCAGGTTGAGCAACCTCTGGCGCAGGGCTAGTAGGTGTAGGCGCAGGTGCTGGCGCAGCTTGAGGTGCTGCTTGGGGTTCTGGTGCAGCTTGAGGCGCAAGAGGAGCAGCCACAGGTTGAGGTGCAGCTACAGGCGCAGGAGGCGGTGTAGGCGCAGGTTCAGGTGTCACCACAGGAGGAGGCGCACTTAACAATGAATTCATTGTTGGCGCAGAAGCATAATTAGTAGTGTTTGCAGGAGTTCCTACAATACCGCCTTCTGTTTGGTCAAATACACCATTGTTAGATGGGCCTTGAGTAAAACCTCCAGACAACAATGCTTGCATTTGATTGTTAGCATTTGCGCTTGGTTGCATACCAGCTGCATTACCTAAACCTTGAGTCGCTTGACCATTAGGAAATGGATTGTTAGCCATCATCGCTTGAATGTTAGGGTCATTCAAACTTGGTGCTTGTTGCTTGTTAGCGTTTAAATACTGATTCGCATAATCAACTTGTTGAACTGGCTCTTGTGGTGGCTGTACTGCCGCATTCCCAGCAGCACCTTTACGCACTTGTATGTATGCAGGTGTGTCGTCTACATTAAAGCCATTTTGCATCAAGTCATATTCTGGTGCTGCTTGAGGTGCTTGAGGTGCTGGACTAAAAACGTCAGGCGCAAACTGTTGTGCGTAGTAATCAGGAACAGGCGCATTACCAGCCAAGAAGTTACGAGGCCGATCATTCTCCTCATTACGATAAAATTTTTCTGAAGTTTTATTGTAATTTAAAGATTTTCTAGGAGGACGCGCACCAGTGTCTTCGTAATTCGAATACATCTGTTCAGCATCAAGAAAAGGGTTATACATCTCTCTCTCCATAGAGTTCTGGACTGCGAGATGCGTCATCCTTAGACACAATTATACCTAAATTATCCAATAACAACATATTTGTATTTCTTATCAGCAGTTGAATTTGCAAAATGGGTGATCGTAGCTGTTCCCTGTCCTTGGCTACTAGCGTAAACACCATTAAAAGTAGCACTTCCAGAGCCACCTACTAAATTCATAGTAGCTATAACTGATGGCACAGCAGGTCTTGTTGGGCTTGTGCTTGTCCCAAAATGCTCAATATTTACACCAGTATTTTCAGTTCTCCACATAATCTCAACGTAATCATTAGCAGCCATGTCAACAAAGAAATTCAATGCAGCAATGATATGACTAGGATCACCACTACCTTTTCTCGCTACTAGGTGAAATCTGCTATTTGAGTTGTCAATGTTTGTTCCATTCTTGCGAAACCAAACATCCACATCTTGACCATCGTTTGTGGTGTTTTTAAACTGAATGGAAAACTGTAAATTGTAGATTCCTGCGTTTTTTACGTTTAATCTTGAATTATTTGATAACGTAACTCCATTAGAGAAGTCAGTTGTATTAAAGGTAATAGGGTAAGCAACAGTCGTACTAGCAGCAGTCTGGTCTGTAGAGTCCTGAAAAGCCCCATAAGGAATAGAATCAGCAAAGGCAGCAGCAGAGTCAGGCACAAACAAAATAACGCTATCCCCACCAATCCTTCTGTCGTTTAGAGTGGTAGTCGTAGCACCACCAGTAGCCAAGGTTAGCGTTCCAGTATTGTTGGTCTTGCCATCCATGATCTGACGAACAATCTCAGCAGTCTGTCGCTGATCTCCACCAAAAGGAGGAAGCGTTCTAAACATTATCTAACTCCCTGACCTTGGAAATCTACATCCAAGGCAACAGCAGTCTTCCATTGACCAGTAGGCGTAATCTGGAATTGATGGAAGTTACCATTAGACCTAAGAGATACCCTGTTATCAGAATCAGCCGCTAGAGCCGTACCAAACACAGGTGCTTCACTCAATAGTGTCCTAGAAGCTACCGCCACATTAGCCGAGCCTCCATCAATCAATGGTCTAGCTAGGGTTACTACTGATCTACCGCCTGCATTTAGGTCACCAGTTACGATATTTCCTGTAGCGTTAGCACCATTGTAAGTAACAACATATCTGCCATTCGTACCACCTAAGAAGTACTTACCACCCATGTAAAGAATAGAGTCCAAGCTAACAGTCAAAGCATCAATGCTTGCTGAGATCGAATCTAGGTTTTCTAGGGTAGTTGCAGCAGTAGAAGCATCAGAGATGTAATCAGCACCTGCATCGCCATAAGTCCACTTTTTAGTGTTGAAGTTGTAAATTAACAACTGTCTGTTACCAAAAGTAGTTCTAAAGTTCCAGATAATCAGCTTGCGAACTGGGTCTACAGCAGCAGACATTAGGTTGAATTGGCTCTCATCAGCGTTAGCAAAGAACCAACGATCTACCTTTTCTGTACCAATTCCAACAACATTCTGACCATCGCACGAGTAAAAACCATCGTCTGACAAAAAGAAAGTTATACCTTGGACTTGTGCAATCGAGCCTGAAGCAATACATCCCTTACCACGAGAGATATTGTCAAACTGGAAAATAAAGGGAGTGCCGATGTAACTCATGCGGGTAATTCCCTTTTCCAAGAGAATAATTCCTACCTCGCCACCACGAATTCCCATGATCTGACCACCATCAGGAATGTCTTGGTAATCAGATTGAGTTACCTGATCTGCATCCCATTCAGTCTCGTCATTGATACCAGACCATTGAACCCTAGATGGATAAAGAACAGATGAAGCGTTAATAAACGCAGTCACCACAAAATCACGCACGACAGTTATGTAGCGACAAATAGGGGCATTAGCCGCTAGGTCTGCAAACGCAGTAGAAGTACCTAGTGTAAACACTTGCATCGGGTCACTAAAGTTAGTCCCAATGATGGCATTGCCAAACTGAGTAAATCTAAATCTGTCGCCATAAGCGTTAGGAGTGTACCCACCAGTTTTAGAAACATTGGTTACTGCACCAACACCACTTATGCTAAAAATCTTTGTCGTTCCAGCAGCAAATAACTTAGTATCGTTTGTAGGGGTTTTCCCTGCTACCAATGTAGTAAGGTCTTCAGAGGCTTGTTGAGAGAATGTAGCCGCAGTTGGGAGTGGGCCATAACCCACAGCCTGAGAGACTACGTTCTTTGCGTCAACCAAAGCACCAGTAATGCTAGGTTGGTCAGGCATCCATTCACCAAAGTTTAGTTTTGTCGTTGCCATGTGTTACTTCCTTGAGCCTGAATTGTCCATGTGTTGTCATTAGCAGACACTGGTGTCCATGTGTTTGTGTCACTCGATACTGTCGTCCAAGTGTTTGAGTCTGTAGAAACAGGTGTCCAAGTATTGTCGTCTTCTGGTACTGGTGTCCAGTTCTCACCAAGGATTACACCCTTTGCGGTGATCGTAGCCGTACCAGTAACACTACCAACTCCTGCGTAAATTGCGGAAGCTGAAGCCGTAAAATCTGCATTACAGGTAATACTTGCATCACCAGCAACAACCAATCCACCATTAGCAGTAAATGTTGCGTTACCAGTAATAACCGCTACGGCATCACGCACTCTAATCGCATCAGCAGTAAAAGTCGCGTCAGCCGTGATAGAAGCTACGCCATTGGCAACAATTCCACCCAAAGCAGTTACATCGGCAGTACCAGTTATAGCCGCATTGCCAAACTGAACACGAGTTCCAATTGCAATTACATCAGCGTTGCCTGTGATACTTCCAGAGGCAAACTGAACCCTGATCGCATCCGCAGTTACTGTTGCATTAGCGTCTATCGCACCAGAAGCAAACTGAACCCTAGTCGCATCACAAGACGCACTAGCTGAACCATCAATGCTTGCACTAGCGTATTGAATCCTGACAGCATCAGCCGTGACTGTTGCCGTTCCATCTACTGCCGCCACACCATTCTGAACCCTTACAGCGTCAGCCGTAACAGTCGCAGAAGCACTCACAGACCCATAGGCATCCCATAGGGTAACTGAAGTGGTGTAGAGTGAACTATCGAGTGTGAGTGTTAAGTCATCAATGCTAGACTTTAAATTGTCTAGCGAGTCAATTGTCCACGGAGGCAGTAAATCAGCCATCTCACGCTAAAGTAACGCTCAATGAACCAGAGGCAATGCGAAACACATCACCAGTTGCAATAGTCTTAGAAGCGTCTAGTGCTGTGTGATAAAGCAAGTTACCAGCAGTAGAAGCATCACGAATACCAATGTGTGTAATCGTACCCCATGAGCCACCAGCTTGAGGAAACTCAACAGCCGCAGAATTAGTAGTAGCACCATTGCTAGGCGCACCAAACGTCACAGACTGACGAGCATACGATGTACCAGAACACTCAGTTCCAGTATCAGCATCTGTTGGGTCAGAAGTGTACAAAGCCACATACACAGTCGTTGGTGCTGTGTAGCTAGTTGCTCTCAAAGTTACATTGATAAGAGCATTTTCCAAATAGTTAGACATTTCAGCCATAGTTTCACCTTGCAGTAAGTTTCATTGCTAATGGAACACCAGAGTACTGAGTATTCTCATCAGACCTAGTGAGAGAGGAAATCGCACGATCATACATAGTTCCCCATGTATTAACACGACCATCGTTCATAAGATACGGCTCTGCCTCAAGCAAAGCAGCGTACAGTAGTGCGTCAGGTGCAACATTTAGAAACACATTAGATGCGTTTGTACTAGACATATAAGGAGGAGCAGAATAGTACAAGAGTCTTAGTGTGTAGACCCCATCAGGAGATGGAGACAACAGAAACTCGTTAGCCAAGATCGTATAAGACTTAGGAACACCAACTTCTGATGCTCTTGGGTCATTAGACAAAGTAGATGGGCTTGAGTAACTTAGTGGTTGAATTGGGTTTGTCAAAACAACAAAATCACGAATCTCTAAGAAGTCGCTAGGCACTTCAACAGTTGAGTCACCAGATACTGTAGCCGTTGTTACAGACTTGAGCATTTGACGAACACGCAGTTCTCTACGCAGACGATTCTCAGCAAATGTAATGAAGTCTGGAATCTGGTTAGTCAGATCAGACCTAGCCAAGTAACCTGCGATTGAGGTTTTTAAATCAGAGTAAGTTGCGAAACTCATACTACTCCTGTCCTAGTGCGCCATGCACGATTCATTGGGTCATTCAACCAAGCAGCAAAACGCTTGTCATCAAGGACAGCAAAGCCACGCATGATTCCAGCTTTATTCAGATCATCAATCACAGTCATTGGGATGGATGCGACCTTATTGCCAAACAAGTTATCAGACCATCTTGCACGTTCATCAAAGGAGTTATATTCCTTTTTATTCTGCTCAACAATGTCAGTAACATCCTGACGAGTTTGAATAATGATGCCGCCCTCACCATCAGCATGAACAGCAGTTTGTCTAAAATTGTTAGGATTTTGCATAGCCTAATTCTATCAGTTTGAGTAGAAAAGAAAATGCCCCAGATGTTTAAGTCTGAGGCATTTTTCGGAGTTACCTTAAATTAAGGTGTGATGTCAGCAATGATGCCGTGAGCAGCTTGGTTCTTAACTTCCAAGGTGTACTCGCACAGCAATTGTGTAGACTCATTGTCACCAGTCACAGCCAACTCGTTGGTCTGGAATGGGCGCAAGTAAGCAACAGCAGCCATGTCAGGGTCAAGCACAAAAGACACTTCATCGCAAGTGTTGGTAGAAGTCATAAATCTATTCGGAACGATAGAAATTGCTCCGAAGTCGCTTAAATAAACATCAGCCGCCGACACGATAGTGGTGGGGGTATTGCTAGGAGCCATAAAACGCTGTGCAGCGATACCTGTGAAAGCAGAAACCAACTGCTTGTGAGCAGGGTTAACCATCAAAACTTTAGGATTGCCACCAGAAGCGTAAACTTCTTTAACAACAGTCTTCAAGATGTCTTCTGTGAAAGTGCGGTTTGTGCCATTGGTACGAGCAGTAGTGCCCAAGTCACCAGCAACACCAGAAGTACCGCCATCATAGTTGGAGTTCAACCATGCTTGCAGACCACCCAATTTACGAGCAGTAGAGCTATTGCCGTTAGAAGCAGTTTGGTTGCTCAACAGGGTAGTTTCCATGTCACGCTTGATTTCGCTAGAGGCTTTAGCCAAGTTATAAGCCTTTTCAGACTTACGACCAGCTTTGTCAACAGCTTGCAAAGTGCCAGAAATCTTCACAGTTTTCTGAGCGATCTGAGTGCGGTTTCCAACACGGGTAGTTGGGGACATAGTAGCGTCAGATGCCGTAGCACCTTCTACGGTGTAGTTATCAAGAGTCGCACTGGCGAGACTATCTGTTTGCCATTCGTGCAGAACAGCAGTAGCCTTTGTCTTGCCAATAGAAGACATGAAAGGGGTGTCTGTAGGGCTGATGTTATAGATAACGTCAGAGAGGTCTTCACGCATACCGATTGCGGTATATGTTTGATATGTAGCCATTTTAAAACTCCAAAATTAAAAGAATCGTTCAAATGCTTTGGCAGCGTCTTGGACTTTTCCAGTTTCACGCAACCTTTGCATTGCCTGTTTATCACCTGATGACTTAGTTGGCGGAGCAGAAGTGCCTGATCGCATCATCTTAGGAGCAGCTTGAAGTTTCTTGTTTACCTCTGGTTTGCTCTTTTGAAGTTGCGCGTACTTCATTCCGTTATACAAAGTCAGCACAGCACGACTGTCATATAGTTGACTGAGTTCTTGGTCAGACCACCCAACAGACTTCGCATAGTCACGGATTTGTTTCCGAACCGCATCACCCTGTGGCGTAGCCAACTCAGGAATCAAACTGGTTAGCTTCTCAGACTCTTGGCGGAGATGGTTTTGCAGAGAGGCATGATGCTCAGATTGTTGCTGTTGGGCAAGTCTTTGCTGTTCCTGTCTAACTACTGCTAATTGCTTCTCACGCTGACTCTGTTCAGCAACCGCCACGGCATAGCCAATGGGGTCTGTTTCCTTTAGAACATCTAAGTTAACACCCTGATCTTGCTGCGAAAGGAAGCTATCCAACGCTTGCAACTTCTGGGCATATGCTTGTCGCTCTTGTTTCACATACTCTAAGTGTTGACGTTCAGCTTCGAGAGCTTTACGTTGTTCAGCTAGAGCCTGAGACTTTTTAGTGTAATCTGCACCTTGTTGATAACCTTTGATAAGTTCGTCAAGTTCTACCTCAACTTCCTCACCACTTGCCTTGACTTTATATCTTGGCTTGGGTTCTTCTTCAGAATACTCAACTTCATCAGTCTCTTGTTGGTCTTCTAGTTGACCTTCGGATTGGCCTTCTTCGGCTTCCTCAGAATCACCCATCATCCCTTCAAACGCTGAAGCGGCTTGGTTTACATCTAGGCTTTCACTCCCTTGTGGGTTGGTGTTTTCCATTTGTCATCTCAAAAATCGCTAGAAACCTTCTAGACGGAGGTGTGGCTTTTATACCACAGAATTACAAAATCTTCCACTTCTTCTCTTTGATTAGAGTTTCCGAGGCCAAGCCTTCTAGGTGTCCTGTAATCAATTCGATTGTCTTGATATATCGGTAAGCGTCTTCTCTTACACCTATATCACTACTATTTGTGTTAATTATCACACTAATCTGTTGTTTTTTCAAGTTATCTATGACTTCTATGAAAAAGTCATCGTTTAACAGATTCTTAGCCCATTGAGCCTTGAGGTGTTTGTCCATATTGGCTTTGTATTCCTGCAATTACATCGTTGATTGATAGGTTCTGTGTTGGGATTGATTCTCTTGAACCACCCAAGATTCTGGTCAACTCATTAAACGTCATGTTAGATGGGTTGGTAGAAGTTGGCATTGCAGGGGCTTTGCTAGGGCTTAGTAACTGTTCCCATTGAGTGCCACGAAGCATTTCTTTATTACCGAAGTCAATCGGTGCTAGAGGTGTGAACGCTGCTGTACCTGTAGGTTTAATTGGGCTAGTCCAATCGCTAGGTATAGGTACTATTGGGAATCCACCAGAGCCACCACCTTCAAGTGCTTTGTTTGCACCTGCGATTGTTGCAACAACACCTGCGGCTCGAATGGCTTCGGATACACCTAAACCAGACTTAGCGGCATTTGCAACATTTGAAGCCGTAGCCGCACCTTCATTCAATTTAGCAGCAACAGACTCAGGAGTAATTCCACCAGCAGCACCTGTGAAAATTCCACTACCACCAGTTAAAGCAGTATTTGTAACTGTTGGTGCGCCTGTAGCCAAGGCATTGCCCAATTCAGCAGCACCAGCAGAACCTCCAGAGCCACCCAAAGCCAAATCTAGTTGAGCCAGTTCAGCCTCAGTCATTCCAGCACCAAGCAAGCCTGTGCTACTACCCATTCCTGTAGCACCTTCAGCCAACTTAGCCGCTACAGAGTCAGCAGTAATTCCACCTGCTGCACCAGTTAAAAGACCACTACCACCTGTCAAACTTGTAATTGTTGGTACTGACGCACCTGTCATTAAAGCATTACCAAGAGTAGTCGCACCAGTAGAACCACCAAGACCACCTAAAGCTAAGTCTAATTGTGCGAGTTCTGCGGCAGTCATACCAGCAGCACCTGCGCCACTTGCGGCTGCACCACCTGTTGCACCTGCTCCACCTAAACCTAAAGACTCTAAACCACCAATACCAGCAGCTAACAAAGCCATTGTTGCAAAGGGTTTGATGATCTCAGCAGCATTAGAACTAGATGCGCCTGTAGTATAGAAAATTGGTTTGCCATCAGGAGTGAAATCTACTCGATAGCCTGTGTTACCTTTGCCTTCAAAAGTACCACCGAAAGCATTGCCTGTTTGACGTTCGCTATAAGTAACTGGAACGGCTTGACCAGTTATCTTGTTTCCAAATGTTTTTTCTTCTTGAGTTTGATAGATTGGAGTGCCATCAGGAGACTCACCCATGTATAACTCAACTTGCTTGGTTACAGGGCCAAACTGGTTAATATCAGTAATCCCAATGCTATCCAAGATGCGAGCCATGTCCTTGGTAGCCGCTTCAGCACCATAGCCGCCTGTCCACTTGTCGGTAGTGCCTTGAGATTGAATCTGCTTAATGAGATTATCAATGTTTGACATGATTAACCCTTAATCTCTACGTTAGAAGTGATACCAGCACCGACCTTCATTGCTTTCAATTGAGCCTCAACCTCAAACTCTTGTTGCTTCATAGCAAAGTAAGCCTGTTGTTTCTCACGCTCTAATTGCAACTTAGCCGCTTCTTTCTCACGAAGCAATTGCATCTCAAGACCAGCCTTTTGTTGAGCCATTTGCATATCAATCTGCATTTGCTGTTGTTGCAGTTGCATATCAGCTTGGGCTTTTTGTTGGTTAGCCTGAATCTCAGCTTGAGTCTTTTGCATCAATGCCTGAACTTCTGGAGGCATTTGTGGCTGTTGTGGAGGAGGAGGATTAGACAACTGCTGATCTTGCTCTGGTGTGATCGCTTTGTAGAACTCACCAGAATCCTTAAATCCTGCCAACTCAACCATCCGACCCAAGGTAGAACGATACTGAGCAGGAGAGACATAAGGATTAGCAGGGCCATACTGGTTAATCAATTGCTCTTGTTTTGCAAGAACCATGTTCAGCATAGCCATTTGCTCTTGTCTGTTGCCAGCACCCAAGCCTACGTTAATCGCTACATCGTACTGATTAGCCCATGTGCGAGGGTCAAACTCTACGAACTCACCACGCATACGCACCAAACGAGGCTTATCTTGGTACTTGCACAAGAGATGCAAAATACCCTTAAACAGAGACTTAACACCTGTCTCAGCAAACAAACGAGCCATCAGTTCAATCTTACCTGCGCCAGCTTGTTGCATAGAAGCAACAGCAGCAGCAGTCACGTTCTGCAAGATAGATGGGTCTAAACCCTGTGAAGCATCAGATACGCCAGTACGCTTGGATTGCATGGTATCCAAGTACTGAAGCATTGGGAAAGCAGCAGTCGCTACGTTCTGAACAGCTAACTGAGATACAGCACCCTGAGACTTGGCACGAATAACACCACCTGCTGTAGATGTAAGCAAGTCGTCTAGGTTTACTTGGCCTTCAACAGCGACTACTCGTGCATTGTTTGTTAGGTATAAGTTGTCCAGAATCTGACGAGTGATCGTAGTCTTGATTAGCTGAATGTCTGTGGTTCTGTCAGCAAGTGAGTTACCAAAGAACTTGTGTGGGATTGGGATGGGGCAGATTGAGTGGAAAGGAACGTAGTCCACTTCCTCGACCATTTCCTTACCTTTGGTATCCTCAAGAATCTCGTTAGATGCGTAAAACACCTGAACGAGTGAGGCAATACCCTTACCATTTACATCAGTCTTAACATAGCATTCAAAGACCTCAATCTCTTGCATGGATGGGTCATCAGTCTGAATCTGGTAAGGTTGCTCACCAGCAGAGAAACGAGCCACACGCTCTGGAGTGTATGCAAGGGCATCACCCATTTGCAGACCTTCTACCTGCTTCTTGTTAAAGCCCATAGCGATCAAGTCACTACGAGTCAGCATTTGACGATGTGCTACGAATGGGCTATCAGCAATCGTTCTGGCTTTCTTGCTAATCAAGAACTCCTCTGGAGGCACGTTCTCAATGCGAACCCGACCAACCATCTTCTTCTGCTGCACAACCACGTTGTGAATGGAGTTAATCATTGGCTGACCCATCTGGTCTAGCGCAGGATTACCCATTTGATCTAGGATAGGAAACTCCTCTGTGTCTTGCTCGACAATCTCCATTGTGTCGTCAGACATGAGCATTGCCAACTCATCGTTAGACAAGTTGAAGTAACGCTCTTTGGTAATGTTTTCCTCGTCAGACCAGTATGCTTTAACTATGCCATTTTTCTGAAGCAAAGCATCTTTGAACCAATCATGCAGAATGGCTACACCTTCGTTATCACGCAAAAATACCCAACTGCAATAGTCTGTGGCTTGTTTTGCGCTGGCTTCATCACGAGGGCCTTGTGGCTCAAAAACAACAATGTTGTCTGAGCCTGTAAAGATGCGAACTAAGGATGGCAAAGCACCATCGATTGCTTCGGCTACCTCACCTGTAACGATCTGAGACTTGCCTTCGACTTCATTGCCGTAAGGGGAACGTAAGTAAGCCTCTAGTGCTTGTTTGCGCTGCTCTACAGTCTCGCTTTCGATGTAGCCAATCGAGTCATCAATTTCCGCTTGAATTATCGACAACAATTCGTTCTGTGCCATGTTTGTCCTTTGGGGGGCGACCCATTTTGGGCTTTTCCAATTGTAATGCTTTTACCACATTTTCTAACATTTCGACACGCATTTCAAGTTCTTTTATCTTTGGGGCAAGATTGACCCCTTGGCGTTCTACATACATTACACAATCCATTTCGGTGCTTTGTTAATCGGCTTATCCCAAGTACTGTGACCTTCATCAAGTCCAAGGGCTAAGTATCTAAAACTGTCACTTCCATGACTAGACCAATCGTGAAGTGGTCTTTCATAGAATATCTTACGCTTCTCATCGTAGTCTCTGCGGTAGTTTCTCAGGCAGTTCAATCCTGTCTGTACCTTTGGCACGTTAAACCAACATCTAGGCAAGATACGCCTTACAGCCTGAATACCATCGTCTAGGCTCATTCTTGGGGCGATTTTGATCTCT